AAGCGAGATTCGGGGTTGTCAATCCAGTTTTGAACACGGCCAGTTCGTGCAATCTTGTTGGGGGACATTGGTTTAGATAAGGTCGTCGAGAACAGGAGGTTGGTAATTAGGCCCCTTAAGGACTTTGCCATCTTCGCGGCGGAGGGGCTTGCCGTCCACGAGTTTACTCATGTTGGATTCAAAGACACGGGTCATAGCCGCATCAAGATTCCAGCCACGAGCTGCTGCAAATTGATAACACACGAAGACAAGATCGGCCAGTTCCTTTAACTGGGCCAGTCGATTCTCTTCAACGGTGTCAAGGGTTTTAAATTCAGCATCGAAAGCGCCAACGAACTCAAGGTATTCCTCGGTGATAAGGTTTGCTTGTAGTTCATGCACATACTCATTAACTGTGTTAATAGGTTGGTCCATGGCCTCACGAAAGGCAATGGCTTGTTGGAGCAGCGATGACATGGTTAGCGGTTACGCTCGTGGGAAACTTGTTGGATTTTTCGTTCGACGTAGGCTTTGACTTTGAGCCAGTCATCCAGTTCGGACTCGTGGCTCTTGTGGCCTGCGCGACAAACGTATTTAATCACGTTGCCTGCCAGGTAGTCAAGGTCTTGGTCAACAATAAAATCCCAAACCTCAATCGTCCCCCTTTTGTAGTGGGTCGGACTGTACTTGGTCACGGAAAAACTCTTGGTAGGCGGGGTTGTCAATGATGCTTTTGAGTCTACGATTTGCCAGAAATCGTCCCATGGCATCATTTCGGAGTGATCGTCTATCGAACCACAGCTGCATTCCAAGAATGATTTGATTTCTTCGTAGTTCAAACCAGACAGGGATTGCTCTGAGGATAAGGTCGATTGCGTGGAAGACATTGCGGTCAATGACATAGACAATAGCAAGGACTAAGCCGATGTCAAGTCCAATAAGGACGGGGGTGGGTTCCATAGGATGGGTTCCTTAGTGGTGGAGTTATACTCACCAGGCCGGAGGATCCGTGCAAGACGAGCGTTGCGGATGGCGTCGGCTTGAGTCATGCCTGCCTTTTCATAACAGGACAGAACTGCTTGCCATGGATCCTCAGCCTTAGCCAGGATCTTTTGAGCGCCCTTAGCGCCGATGCCAGGTACGCCTTTGTAGCCATCCACCGGATCGCCCGTAAGGCATTGTGTCCAGAACCAGTAGTCGGCTTCTTCAGGTGTTACTTGGACCAGCTCACTTCCATTAAATAGGTTGCAGCTGATCTGTTTCATGTCCTTGTCAGGAGAAACAAGAATAAAATCACTTGGATCTAGGTGGCACTCTAGTCCAAGCGCGTCGTCTGCTTCGAGGTTTTCATAGCGGATAATCTTGAAGTGGTCTTTACACCAGTCCAACAACCGCTTATAACCCACGGGCTTACGTTTGGTGCGCTTACCTTTGTAGTCAGGGTCAACAAGCTTTCGGAAGTTCTTGCTGTCCGAGAAATACAAAAGTACTCGTTCGGTATCGAACCGTTTTTTGAGGTTATTGATCTCCGAAGAGAAGACCTTGGTAACCTCCTTGAAGTTGCTGGCAATGGTGATCAAGTCATCACCCCAGTCAAGCTCCGTTTCATTAACCTGACAGCTGCGATAGGCAAAGAAGTCAGCATCAATGCGAAGCTCTGGTTCAATGACAGTCGGCCCACGTTGCCCCTTCTTTTGCCTCTGAGGCGAGAGGGACTTTGAGGTCGTAGTATTCGCCCGCCTGGACGATGGACCACTCAAGTTGGAACTTTGCGTCATTGACAAGGTGTGGTTGAACAGCGAGTTGAATTTCATCATGGATCCATCCGAGCCACTGGTAATCAATGCCCCACTGGTATCCAAGACTATTCATTTGGTTGAAAGCAATGACATTCCACCGCTTACAAACTATCGCCCCTGCTGATTGCAAGAGGTAGTTAAGGGCAGCGTGCTTCTTTCCTTGGAGACGGATTGGTCGCCCATCAAGTCCCCGCAGAACATCAGAAGCAGATTCATTGGCAACAGACTTAAGAAGATCGTCAAGGCCCGGAATCGCTTTGAGGAACTTCTTACGGATACTTGCCCCAAGTTTCTTAGCAGCTTCCTCTGATAATGACTTATCGAGTGAGGTGCCAATCTTCTTGTCGGAGGCTCCATAAATGAATGCGTACGTTAGTGTTTTAACTTCCTTGCGAGTACACCCAACTCGATCTGCATTCTGTTGGTGAATGTCTCCGTTGACTACAACGTCAGCGAAAGCACCGCCATCAAACTCAGCGAGATAGTGGCCAAGCATACGAAGCTCCAAGCCGGAAGCATCGGCACCAACCTGACGCATACCATTGCCAGGACCAAATAGTTCACGACAACGAGGATCCGAACTCGTCTGCCCAAGATTTGGTCGGCTGTGCGCGTTACGCCCGGTGTTGGTAGCAAGCTGGCAAACATGGTGGATGCGCCCTTGAGGGGTGACCATCTTGAGCCAGGCATTTGCTCCATCACTGAGCTGTCCAAGGGCCTTTTGTAGTTCGAGGATTCGGGCAAATGTTTTAGCCTCTTCGGTATCAATGGATTGGAGAACGCCTTCATCAATCTTCGGGCGTCCGGTGTCTGTGAAGACTTCGGGTTTCCAATCACGCCAGGTCATGAAGGCCCAGCCAATGTGGTCCCGACTTGTTGGGTTGAACTCTTTGAGCTTGGTAAGCTCTGCCCCCTCGTAATAACCTTTAGTGCTGTTGTTCCTCTTGGGAATCATGGTTCCGCCATCAACATACGGGAAGGTTTCTCGCATGTGATCGGCAAGTTTGTCCATCTCTGTTCGGAGAGTGGATTCAAGCTTCTGGGCTTTTACAACATCAAAGGGCCAGCCTGCTGTTTCTTGCAGTGCCATGATCTTTGCCAGGTCATGTTCAAGCCAAACAGCATCTTTAAATTTACCTAGTTTGTTGCGGAAGATCGTATTGAACAGGGTCTCAACAACGTGAACATCCTGCTCGCAGTAGTCTTCCATTTCTTGGGACCACTCAGACCAGTCGCTAGTCTTTCCAAACTCACCCTTGTAATCACCAAGGCGATACCCCCAGGCTTCCAACGAGTGGCGACCATAGAGTTTACCTGGCATACCAATGGGCTTCTTACGAAAGTCCATCGACAGGATGTGTGGTTGGAATAACCGGCTAAGAATCAACGTATCGTAACACCTTGCCTTGGGTTCAAAGAAAGGGTAGATCTGTTGAATAGCTGGAATGTCAAACCCAACGATGTTGTGGCCGATCAAGATGTCAGCTTCTGCTAGGATGTTAACCCCAGTAGTAACAGACTCATGCGTACCCACATCGTTGTAACGAAGTACTTCACCTGTGTCTAAATTTTTAGTCACGATACAGTGAAGCCGATCCATCCCTTGGCGGGGCAGACCGTTGGTTTCAATGTCAAAGAGAAGTCTCATAGTCCCCAGTATCCTGGTTCCTCCGTGTCAAGGGTACGTTGCGTAATAGGATCTGGTCGCCCACATTCTTCACAGAAGTAACCACTCGGGTCCATCTCTGAGAAAAAGAAAGCGTCAGAACCGCAGGCACAAATAACACGGCTAGAAATCTCCGTAGTCTGTGGCGGGGGTGGAAGCTTTGGAGTCATTGAACTCAGCAGTGAGGTCTTCAGTCATGCGACCGGTATCAGATTGATAAACAATTGTACCAGCCTTTCCGGTTTGACCATTAAATCTGTTCTTAAGAACTCTGATGTTGGCAAAGTTCTGACCAGAAGAAAGGTTCCTTTCAAGCGCAATAACCATGTCGGACAGTTGAACGATGCTGTGGCTGCCACGGAGTTGACCGAGGCTAACCTGTTGACCATCTTCGTGTCCCTTGTCTCCTTGTGGACGCTTGAGGTGGCTGATAAGGATCATACCAACTCCAGTTTCCTCAACAAAAGATCGAAGCTTGGTCATGGTCACATCAATAAGCTTACGTTCATCGTGCGACTCGTTCCCTGACATCAGGATGGAAAGGTGATCAAGGACAATCCATTGAACCTCCTTTGCTTGTGCCATGAACCGGCAATCACTAAGTATGGCTTCAGGATCGACTGACCCGAACCCGTCACGAAGAAATACCTGTCCAGTGCCAAGCGACGCATCAAACGCTGTTTTAAGGTCATCTTGTGGTAGCTCGTTGTTTAGGTGAAGAGGTTTGTTTGCCTTGACCGACATCAACCGAAGGGCTGTGCGTTGAAGGCTCTCCTCAAGGGCAATGTAGCCCACCTTTTGTCCCTGGTCAACCAAAGACTGAGCAACTTCTCCACAAAAGGTACTCTTGCCTACCCCAGACCCAGCCGTAACCGTAACCAATTCACCGAGACGGAGCCCGCTGGTGATGCCATCAAGACTATTAAAAGGCCAGTTAGCATCCCGACCATGTAAAGGCTTAATTGCCAGGTCAAAGAGGTCTCGTCCGTCGATGACGGTCTTTGGTGAGTAGGGTTTCTTTTGCCAGAAGGCTTGTCTGATTGCATCGGAATCCTTAGCAATGATTGCTTCGTTAGCATCTTTGTATTCAGAAAGCTTTGCAATGAAAACCTTCTGATGGTTAAAGAGCTGAGCACATTCCTGAGCAGCCTTCTGTCCAGCCTCATCACTATCAAAGAACAGAACGATTTCGTCGTATCTGTCGATGAATTTGTACTGGTGCTGGAGTGACTTCTTGGCAGCATTGGCCCCATTGTCAAGGCTGACCACAGGCCAGTTAGGACGGGCTTGCCAGACGCTCAAAGCATCTATCTCACCCTCCGTGATGACAATGGTTTTGTTGTTGCCCTTAGCCCCTCCGAAGAGCTGCTGACCAAACAGTTGATGGTCTTCGTTCTTTCCTGACCACTTGAAGTCCTTATCAGGAGTCCTGGCCTTGAACGCAATCAACTGCCCCTCAGAGTTGTAGTAAGGGAAGCGAAGAGTTTTGGTCTCCGCATCATACCTTACGTTGAACTTCTTGCAGGTGTCCTCAAGAATACCCCTGGAGCGGAGAGGAACAATGTCCCCGGTAAAGTCCATGCGGAAATGCGGCTTGTGAACAGGAATAGATTCGCCATCACCAAACTCGTAATGGCCACAAGAAAAGCAGTGCCCATGACCGTCAGTATAACGACCAAGGGCATCGCTACTGCCACACTTAGGGCAGGGTTCATGCCTTACAAATTCGCTTTCTGAGTTCATCATGATAGCTTATCCAGCCATCAAGAGCAGCAACAAAGGCTTCAGCAACCTCAGTCGCAGTAATTTGATCTGCCTGACATTCGGCAAACACGTCGGCAAAGTAATCCTCAATTCGTTGTTGGATGTTCATCGAACCAGTTAAGTGGAATGGAGTGGTAAGGTGCCCAAAGAAATCCGTTCTTTTCTGCCCACATTGCGTAGGTAGTTTTAGATTCCTTAGAGATGGTGTTGTGGGGTGCCTGAAACACAAGTCGAATGTCAAGGTCTGGATGTTGCTTTTTAACGGCAAGCATCTTCCT